ACTTAGAGAATTAAGTTCAAGAGCATGGATAAATTCTTATGTAGATCGTAAGATTGAACGCGTTCCCACCTTAAAAACAGAATTAAAAGAAATTGTAGATAAATTTTCTGGTCATTTGATTGCAACATCTGCGTGTATAGGAGGAGAACTTCCTTAGAATATATTATTATATTTAATGGCTAGAAAAATTAATGATGATAATAATGCAATGATTTATTATCAAAAAATTCATAATTTCCTTTTATTTTGTAAAGATTTGTTTAAAGATGACTTCTATCTTGAGTGTGCGCCAGGCACTTCATCTGAACAAATTTCAGTTAATCAAGTTTTATTAAAGATATCTAAAGCATATAATATTAAATTAGTGATAGGCACAGACGCACATTATTTAACAAAAAACGAAAGACAAGTTCATAAGGCATATTTAAATTCAAAAGAAGGCGATCGAGAAGTAGATGCTTTTTATGAATTTACTTATTTAATGAGTTATTCAGAAATAATTGATTTATTAAAAAATAGTTTTTCTATTGAAGATTGTCAACAAGTATTAAAAAATACTTTAGATATACAAGATAAAATAAAGCCTTATTCATTATTTCATAAACAAGATATTCCCTCTGTAGAAGTTAAGGATTATCCTAAATCAGCATGGTGGGGCGTTAATAATGATTATGCTGATAATATGATTAACTATCCAACATTAAAGAAATTATTTACATCAGATGATATTCAAGATAGATATTGGGTAAATCAGTGTTGGGAAAAATTAAACGAAATTGGTCACGGTTGGGACAATTATAATGAAACCGGTGAATCTAAATATATAGATGAATTAGAAGAAGAAGCAAGAGTAAAAAGTATTATTAGTGAAAAATTAGAAACAAATATGTTTCGTTATCCTAATACTTTACAACATTATATTGATTTAATATGGGATTCAGGTTCTATGGTTGGCGCAGGTAGAGGTTCTTCTTGTGCCGCATTAAATCATTATCTTATGGGAATAACTCAATTAGATCCAATAAAATGGGAGCTTCCTTTCTTTAGATATCTAAATGATGAGAGAATCGAACTCGGTAGTCTAATATTGATATTGCCGAGTTGTAAAAAAAGAGTGTGAACTCTGCTAAGAGGTGTTTGTGGCTTACCAAAAATTCCTGTCAAAAATTGGTAAAGCACAAGCTAACGGTATCAGCAAAATAAGATATTATATATATTTTATAATATGCGAATCAGCTGACTAAGAGAGCGAGTGGTCCTGAAAAGGCTAGACACGTAATACCGTGCTTTAATAAAAACTATATAAAAATCTTGGTCAATGTCTGTCAAAGTCAATATCACTTTAATCATATAATAATGAAAGGGTGATAATATGAAACAACATTATATTTATTTAACAACAAATCTTTTAACTGGTAAAAAATACATCGGAAAACACTACGGAGAATTAGATGATAAATACTTAGGTAGTGGAACTAAGTTAAAAGAAGATATAAAAAAAATAGGCATAGAATATTTTAAAAAAGAAATTCTTTTTATTTCATCTAATGAAGAAGAAAATTTTAATAAAGAAAGAGAATTTATTTCTGCTTTTAACGCAGTTCAAGATGAAAATTTTTATAATATTCACGAAGGCGGAAATGGTGGTAATACAAGAGCTGGATGGAGTAAAGAAGAAAAAGAAAAATATTCACAAAAAATGAGTAATAAATATAAAGGAAAAAATAATCCTAGATATGGTGTTCATTTGACAGAAGAGACTAAAGAAAAAATTCGTAAAAATAGAGATACATCTTATATGAAAACTGAAGAATATCGTAAAACTATGTCAGAGGCTACTAAAGGAGCAAAAAATGGAATGTATGGAAAACATCATACTGAAGAATCTAAAAAATTAATGTCTGAACATAGTAAAGGAAAAACTTCAGGAGCAAAAAATGGAATGTATGGAAAAAGTAAAAATAATGCTATTAATGGTAAAAAAGTTTATATGTATGATAAAGATTATAATTTAATAAAAATTTTTAATGCTAAAACAGCAGTATTAGATTTTTTAAATATGAAAGGTCATACAGGTTTAGATAAAGCCATTAAAAATAAAACATTATATAAAGGTTTTTATTGGAGTGTAGAGACTAATATAGAGGAATAGAGATAAGCACTATTCCGTAGCGCACTCTTACAATAAATGAAGTAATTATTCTCAGTAGTTTATTGTAAAAGATATAGTCCAATAATAAAAGGATATTGATATAGATATATGTCCATCTAAATGTAATTTAATTCTTCAAAAGATTGCGGCCGAGCGCAGTAAAATGTTTAATGACGATGTTTCAGAATGGGCAAAAGAAATTTTTGGTTGTGCTCGCATTTCTACTTTTGGAACAGAAGGTTCTAAGTCTGCAGTTTTAACCGCCTGTAGAGGTTATCGCAGTGAAGAATATCCAGATGGTATTGATGTTGACCAAGCCCAATATATGGCTTCTTTAATTCCACAAGAACGAGGTTTTTTATGGAGTATTAAAGATGTCGTGCATGGTAATGAAGAAAAACATAGAAAACCTGTAAAAACTTTTATTTATGAAGTAAATAATTATCCCGGATTATTAGATATTATCTTAGCTATTGAAGGAACAATAAATAAAAGAAGTTCTCATGCTTCTGGAATTGTTTTATTTGATGGTGATCCATTTGAACATAGTGCTTTTATGAAAACTCCAAAAGGCAAAATTATTACTCAATATGATTTACATGATGCCGAATACATGGGATTAACAAAATATGATTTTCTTGTAACTGAAGCACAAGATAAAATTGTTCAAACAATTCAATTTCTTCAAGAAGATGGTGAAATTGAAAAAGATTTATCTCTTCGAGAAATTTATAATAAATATCTTCATCCAAATGTTCTTCCAATAGAAACTGATAAAAAAATATGGGAGGCATTAGGAAAGATGTCTGTTATTAATACCTTCCAATTTGAAGGCGCAGAAGGTATGAAAACAGCAAAACTTCTTAAACCTCAGTCTATTCTTGAAATGGCTGACGCAAATGGATTAATGAGATTGATGGGTGAAGAAGGCGAAGAACGTCCTATAGATAAATATTATCGTTATAAAAATAATATTTCTTTATGGTATAAAGAAATGAATGATTTTGGTTTAACTAAAACTGAACAAGAAGTATTAGAGCCATATTTTAAATAGTCATATGGAGTTCCACCCAGCCAAGAGCAACTTATGAAAATGTTAATGGATCCTAATATTTGTAATTTTAGTTTAGGAGATGCTAATAAAGCTCGTAAAGTAGTTGGTAAAAAATTAATGGATAAAATTCCCGCGCTCAGAGATAAGGTCCTTAAGTCGGCGAAAAGTGAGAAACTTGGCCAATACGTATGGAAATATGGAGCTGGGCCGCAGATGGGGTAAAACGAAAAACTTGCCCCTACACTCCTTTTCCGTTTATCAACGGGGTAAAATATCCTTTGGACAAAATAGGATATTTTGCTAACGGGGAAATCTAAGATATAATGAGGATATAAAATGTATCCCAACTATGTTATGACAATCCCGTGGGAAACTTAAAGGAGGAAGTAAAATGAATTATATTTATTGTTATACTAATCAAATAAATCAACATAAATATGTTGGATAGACAAATAACCTAAATAGAAGAATTAGAGAGCATAAATCTTGTGCTTATAATCCATAGTCTTCTTCTTATGATGCACTATTTCATCAAAAAATTAGAGAATATGGAATAGATAATTTTTCTATTGAAGTATTAGAAAAACTTTATAATGTTTCACAAGATTATGTAAATGAGAGAGAAACGTTTTGGATAAAAGATAAACAAAGTTTCAGAGGAACCGGCTTAGGATATAATAGTGATTATGGTGGTAGTAGGAAGGTTAGTTCTATTTTATCAGAAGAATAGATAAGAGATATAAAAGAAAAAATTCGTTTAGGAGTTGCTTACTTTGATATAGAGGATGAATATAATATAAGCGCAACTTTTATATCTGGAATTAATCATGGAACTTATTTCTTTGACGATAAAGAGAACTATCCATTGTATCAATATTATAAACAAGACAGCGATTATGATGAACTTATTGATTTATTAGTAAATTCATCATTGAGAATGAGTGATATTGCGAAATAGTTAAATATTGGATATTCTACTGTCAAAAAAATAAATGCCGGAACACTGAGAAAAGGACTTTATCCAACCTATCCTATTCGTTCTAAATCTGCTAATGAAATGAGAGCAGATAAAATAAAAAATTTGTTATTGAATACAAAAATAACAAAAACAAAAATTAGTGAAATGTTAAATGTTGATTTAGATACTATTAGAAGAATAAATGTTGGTTAGTGTTTCAAAGATAATAATTTATCTTATCCTTTGAGAAACCTGTAACGACTATTCTGGGTGAGACCGGAAGTACAATCGCTATTGATACGCGATTGGAAATGGGAGTGCGGCGAGAGAAAAATTTCCAATATTTTTCTCTCGCACGTAAGAGATAGTCTAAACTTTATGGAAACATAAAGAAATATTTGATAGTTTTTCAGTAATACATGCGCTGGCATATAGTTTTGTTGGAGCGCAAACTTTGTATTTAGGAACTCATTGGAATCCTATATATTGGGATACCGCTTGTTTAGTTGTAAATAGTGGTTCATTAGAAGAAGACGATGATAATGAAAATATAGTAGAATTAGAAGAAAACGAAACTCAAAAAAAAGCAGCAAACACTGATTATGGTAAAGTTGCAAAAGCTTTAAATGAAATTATTAACGCAGGTATTAATGTTAGCCTAGTAAATATTAATACTTCTGATTTTGGATTTAAACCTGACATAGAAAATAATCGAATTCTTTTTGGAATGAAAGCTTTATTAAACGTAAACGATGATTTTGTGAATCAGATTATTAAAAATCGTCCATATAGTTCAATAAAAGACTTTTATCAAAAAGTAAAGCCAAAAAAACAACCTATGATATCATTAATTAAAGCAGGAGCTTTTGATGAAATGATGGATAGAAAAAAGGCTATGGCTTGGTATATCTGGGAAACTTGTGATAAAAAAGCTAGATTAACATTACAAAATTTTCCAACCTTATTAAAACAAGATTTAGTTCCATTAGACACAGAAGAAAGAAAATTGGCTTTTAGAGTTTATGAATTTAATAGATATTTAAAAGCTATATGTAAATAGGCAGAACGTCCTTTAGAATATTATCTTGATTCACGAGCTATCTCATTTTTATATGAATTAGAAGTAGAAAATTTAATTGAGTTTGATTGTTTATTAAATATGAAAAAATGGGATAAAATATATCAATCTTATATGGATATTTTTAGAGAATGGCTACGAGAAAATGGTGAAGAAATTTTATCTGAATTAAATACTCGAATATTTAAATCGGATTGGGATAAATATGCAGGAAAGGCAAATTTATCTGCTTGGGAAATGGAAGTTCTTTGTTTTTATAAACATGAACATGAATTAGCAAAAGTTGATTTTGAAAGATATGGTTTAAAGAATTTCTATGATTTACCTGAAGAGCCTGAAATAGAAAGAACTTTTTATAAAAAGAATAAACCTATTCATATCTTTAAACTTTGTCGTATTTGTGGAACTTGTATTGCTAAAAATAAAACAAAAGGCACAGTAACAATTTTAACAACTAGCGGAGTTATTAATGTAAAATTTAGAAAAGAATATTTTGCATTATTTGATAAACAGATTTCAGAAAAAGGATTAGATGGCGTTAAACACGTAGTAGAAAAAAGTTGGTTTAATAGAGGTAATATGATTATGGTGCAAGGAATTAGACTTGGGGATACATTTGTAACTAAAAAATATGCTTCTTCTGTTGGGCATCAATTATATCATATTTTAGAAATTAATAATGATGGTAGTTTAATTCTTTAGAACGAAAGATATAAAGGAGAAGGCGGAGAATGATAATTCAAAATGATAATGTAGACCATCCTCGTCATTACAACGAAGGTGGAATTGAATGTATAGAAGCCCTCAAGGCTGCAACAACAGGTCTTGAGGGAATAGAATCTTTCTGTACAGCAAATGCAATTAAGTATTTGTGGCGATGGAAATATAAAAATGGTGTAGAAGATTTAAATAAAGCAATTTGGTATATTAACTATCTTATTGCGGATTAGGACAATAATAGTTAAAAATTCAATCCAAAACACCATATATATTGATGGAGTTTTTTAATAAAACACAATATTTTGTATAAGGAGTGAATTTTTATGATTAATGTAGAAAAAAGAGATAAAACTCTTGTCGCATTTGATAAACAAAAAATTATAGATGCCATTAATGCTGCTTTTCTTGAAGTAGATGGAAAGCTCTATGAAGATGATACTGCAAGAGATATAGCAAATGAAATTGAAGAACATTTTAAATATCAAGATGGTAATTTATGCAGAATTGAAGAAATTCAAGATTTAGTAGAAGAATATTTAATGCGTTCTGAACGCCTTGATGTCGCTCGCGCATATATTCGATATCGTTACAAAAGAGAGGTAGCTCGTAATTATCAACATGATTTTATTGATGCTATCAGAGAAAAGCTAGACGCAAGAAACGTTCAAAAACAAAACGCTAATGTAGATGAAAACTCTTTTGGAGGAAGAACTGGCGAAGCAATGGACGTAGTGGCTAAAAAATTAGCTTTAGATTTTATTATATCTGATAAAGCCTGCTAGAATCACATTAATAATAGAAACTATATCCATGATTTAGGTAGTTATTATGTCGGTTCTCATAACTGTTTAAGTATTCCTTTTGATGATTTATTAGCAGAAGGATTTAATACTCGTCAAACCGACGTTCGAACTGCTGGAGCATTAGAAACAGCTTTTCAATTGGTTGCAGTTATTTTTTAGTTACAAAGTTTACAATAGTTTGGTGGAGTTTCTGCAACCCATTTAGATTGGACAATGGTTCCATATGTGCGTAAAAGCTTTGTAAAGCACTATATAGATGGTTGGGAGTTCCTTGAAGATAAAGATTGGTCTCAAGCTGATTATGAAATTGCCAATATGGCAAAAAATGCTAAAGATTATAGTATTGATGATCCAGAGTGGAAGGCATATAATGAGCGAGTATATAATTTTGCTATTAAAATGACTAAAAGAGAAGCTCACCAAGCTGCAGAAGGTATGTATCATAATTTAAATACTCTACAGTCCAGAAGTGGAAATCAACTTCCATTCACTTCTATTAATTATGGAACTTGCACTAGTTCAGAAGGTCGAATGGTAATTAAAGCTTTATTAGATGTATCTATCGAAGGATTAGGAAAACATTATAGAACTTCAATTTTCCCTTGTGGAATTTTCCAATGTATGAACGGAGTTAATCGTAAACCGGGAGAGCCTAATTATGATTTATATCTTTTAGCCTTACAATCTACTGCTAAAAGATTATATCCAAATTATGCTAATGTTGATTGGTCTGGTAACGCTGGATACGATAAAAATGATCCTAGAACTTATTTCTCAACAATGGGTTGTAGAACCGCAAATGGTTGGGATATTAATGGTTTTGGTCAATTAAAAGATGGTAGAGGAAATATTTGTCCTGTTACAGTTATTCTTCCTACTTTAGCTATGGAAGCAAAAGAAGCTTTTATTAGTGAGTATGATGATAATGTTGTAGATGTCTTTTTGAAAATTTTAGATCAAGCTATTTTTGATGCTAAGGACTCTTTAATTGAGCGTTTTGAATGGATTTGTTCTCAAAGTCCAGATTCTGCTAAATTTATGTATGAAAATCATACTATGGCAGGTTATATTCCAGAAGAAGGTATTCGTTCTGCTCTTAAACATGGAACCTTAGCTATAGGTCAATTAGGTCTCGCAGAAGCTCTTTAGATTTTAGTTGGTTGCGATCATACCACAGAAAAAGGTATGGAAGTCGCTAAAAGAATTGAAGAATTATTTAAAAAGCGTTGTGCTGAATTTAAAGAGCAGTATTCTCTTAACTTTGGAGTTTATTATACTCCAGCTGAAAATCTTTGTTATACAGCATTGAAAAAGTTTAGAGAAAAATATGGAATTATTAAAAATGTTTCTGATAAAGATTTCTTTACTAATAGTATTCATGTTCCAGTTTGGTATCCTATTAGTCCTTTTGATAAAATTGATATTGAAAGTCAATTAACCCCATATTCTTCTGCAGGTTGTATTACTTATGTAGAATTAGATGCTTCTGCTATTCATAATACAAAAGCATTAGAACAAATAGTTAATTATGCTATGGATAAAGATATTCCTTATTTTGCAATAAACGTTCCTTCTGACAAATGTTTAGATTGCGATTGGGAAGGCGAAATTAATGATACCTGTCCTCGTTGCGGCGGAACCAATATAGAGCAACTTCGTAGAGTAACAGGATATCTTACCGGTAATTATACCGAAGCATTTAATCTTGGCAAACAAGACGAAGTTCATAATAGAGTTAAACATGTGGGGGTAATGGAATAATGAGATATGCCGGTATTATTAAAAATGACATTGCC